AGTGACCAAGATTTTTTTGCGAGGCGGAAATGCAGTATCAAAATCACCGCCTTCTGCGGCGATACGAGATGCATCGTCTATCCACGAAAGTTTGAGAGTGCCTTTATTTGTTTCTATGGGTGTGCCGTCTTTTACGGCCTGTACGAGAACTTCACCTCGTAATATGGATGATCCTCTAAGAGTGTTGTTGACAACATCTAAATTAAGCATTGATTCTTTCATCAGGTCTTTTATTCTATACACATGATTGACATTTGATTCTAATATGCTTGGTTTTCTCAATTGTTTAACGTATTTCTGTAATGACATATTATTTGTCCCAACTCTTAATTGCTGTAAAGTTATTGAACGAGAATTCCATGCGGTCAACCAATTTGACTGCACCACCGCTCACTCTATCAATTGCAACATATCCCTCTGGATTAGTCGCCTTAAATCCGTTTGCTGTCTTGATGAACGTACCAATAGACTTGACCTGATCTAATTTGTTCACGATCATAGATTTCGCATCAACCAGTAAATTCTGAAACTTAATCACGCTGGTCAGTGTCATAGTATATTTTCGTATCTCACGAACATACTCTTTCTGAATAGCAATATACTTCTCTTTACCCTTGTCACTCTTTACTTTATCAATCTGCTTCTGTATCGAGTCATATACCCATGCCTCATATCCCTTAGAATGAGCCATTGGATTGGTAATCTTTTCACCGGCACGAACCTTACTATTGTTATAGGTCTTTAACGTTGCCCCTGCCAGTACGCCAGACATACTATCCTGTAGTTTTAGAAAAGATTTCAACTTACCAGCATTAATCGTCTGAAACGTCTTACCTGTAGCACTCAATATACTGGTGACTGCATCTGTCTCTTTTGCAGTAAACGTGCTGCTTCCACTCGTATCTTTGTATGTTGCATCATCCATCCACACACTTGATGGTTTGCTCAATTTAGAGATATTCGCACCAAACGTGGCGGTCATGTCCTGTAGAGCGGCGCCTGTGTACGTTGTGTGAAAAACGATACCAATACTCGCAGCCTTAATCTGTTTACCAAAATCACTATCCACAGGGACAGCATAGACAATCGTATTAGGCTGAAACGTATAGTATTTCACACCATCAATCGTATCAGTATCAACATCATCCGTGAACATCAGATCACCCTGTAATACACCCTTGATACCCAACTTACTCAATTCCGCCAATGCAACCTTAAACTTGCTATTCAACGTACCACTCAGATCAGCATCAATTTCTGCATTACTCTTATACAACTTAGGACTTACATTGAACACGCTTTTCTTTGCAACAAAGAACGTATCATCAGAAGGATCAATACCACAGAAGATCGCCGGTGCGCCATCCCACTTCACAGTCATGTTAACACTACTACGAGATGAACCAGCCATCATGTCACGCAGACTACGAAGAAAGTTAATCGCCGCACGACCACCATCTACACCATAGTTCAGAATTTCATCTTCAAGGTGTTCAAGATGAAGGTTCTTACCGCCCTTATCTTCAACCAATATTTGCTTAAAACTTTTCATGCTCTCAGTATACTCCATACATAAGGAAATGTCAAGACTATTTAGGATTCATTACAGACCTTACATTTTAAAATACTGCTTGACATTATGATTATAATGTTGTATACTCTGTATATGATAAAAAATAGAAAACTCATTATGGAAAGGTTGGCGGCGGCCAACAATAAGATTCCAATTAAGGATGTGATCAAAAATCAAAAGCATGTCGAAGAAGTCAAAATATTACAAAAAGCTGTTAATGAACAGAAAGACATTGAGTTTTTAATAGATGTAGGTAAGAACCTTGCTTTAATCATATTATTATACCAATTCTGGAATGAGTTTAAATTTTCGATTGCAGACCTAATATTTTTTTATCTTTACATTATTTGAAAATACTGCTTGACAAACCTTATTTCATCATGTATAATGGTAATATAATCGAGAGAGGATGATTCGTTATGAGAAAATATAATAAAAGCGGTGTGGATATGGATGGTCTTTCAATGACTGATCCAGTACGATATCGCAAAATCTATGCTGTTCTAAATGATAAGGGTGTGAAGGAAGATGTTCTGGATATGGATACTATTCCTTTAGAGTATTCATATGCACTGTCAGATGCAGGAAAATCACCAGAAGAAGAGGTTTTTCTATCTGAACTCAAGAGAAGTGTTACCTATGTTCTATCCTACCTGACTGCTCGTGAAGAACGTGTGATACGAAAGAGGTTTGGTATCGGACTGAACAAAGACGAAACGCTAGAAGAGATTGGTCAAGAGTTTTGTGTGACAAGAGAAAGGATTCGTGGTATTGAAGCCAAAGCACTACGCAAACTCAAATATCCAACACTTGCTCGTAAGTTGCGGCCTTTCCTACCAGATGTGATTGATGCCATATATGACCCGATACTATAAGTCAAAAGAGATCAACACCAAGAACCATTTCCTTCTAAACGACATATGGCTTGTGGAAGGTAGTAAGGGTAATGAATACTCTGTAGAGATGCATAAGAAAGGATTTACATGTGAATGCCTTGGATTTAACTTTAGTGGTAAATGTAAGCATATATCGCACATAGAATTCTTATTAACATGCGAAAACTATCCTAAGTATAATATGAGTATGTAGAGAGATGCGGAAGAAGAAACCCATGAAATCCCATAATAACCCAAATTTACCCAATCATTAAAAAGGCTAAAATAAACATGAGGCTTATGTAGACTTTATCCTCAGACTCTCAGCTCTTTTCCCACACATACTCAAATATTATTAAAGAAAAACACAAAAAGTCCTTGACAAACCCTTGACAGAGTGGTATAGTTAGCTTGTAGATGGTTGATAAGACATATAGAGGATATAAGAGATGAATAAGAATGAGTTTAAAGAAGCATATACAGAAGAATTCTATGTATGTACTATGTGTGGAGAGCCCACTGATGCTGGCCCTGAGTTAGATGAAGAATGTGCTCACTGCCGGCCAGAGAAATCAATGAATAATAATTGAAAATAATGCTTGACATTCCCTATAGTGTGTGGTACTATAAAGATAATGAAGAGAGACTTCTGGAACAGGATTCGCCTGTTAGGTCATATGACACTGCTAGTCTTTCGAGGATTTAAGATGTTTGATAAAGATGGTAATTATATTACTCATGATGACGAAGCAATTGAGTTCGAGGAGCTTGACTTTGAAGAGCTCGTCTGTCTCTATGACCTGCAAGCTGGATTGACCGCTGCAGCATGTAAAAAGGATTTAACATGATCTTTACAGCAGAACAGAAACAACTTCTTTCTCAATTAGACGAGTCCAGTAAGCGTCTTGCTAAAGTTAGGAAGCAAATCCAGTATCTAGAAGATGATCTATATGCGATAGAAAAAGATAAACAAGTGGTTGTAGGATTGCTTTGTGATACTGGATTGGAGCCAGAAGACTTATGAAAAATTATAAGTTAAGCTACAAGTACTGGTTAGGTTATATTGTTGGAACTATTGAAAGGTTCGTTAAATGACTACATTAGCACCCTCTAAAGAGAAGAGAACTTTTCCTTGGGACACTATGTTCACAATGACTGTTAACGCACCTGAGATGGTCGTAAAAGGTACTGACATCGAAGTTAAATGGTGCCCTATCACTAAAATGTATTGGGAGGTATGAGTTAAACTTGGAGAGTGTCACGAATGGTCTTTCGTAAATTGCTGAATAGCTAAGTGGACCGACACTCTCTCTTTTGAAGGGTATGGCAAGTGAATGCTGAAGGATGATGACCAAAGCAGAGTATTCATCGTATACTTAACGAGAGGTTCGATTCCTCTCCCCTTCACCTTTATCACTGGACTGGTGTGGTGATACCAGCGGGTGGGTGAGAGGCCCACAACCCTTTAGTCAACCATTGAGGGGGCCCCTTAATTTAAAAAAGGGCCTTATAAAAACTAAAGTAATTTGTTAAACTATAAATGCAATAAGGTGTCTTAAAGCTATTTTCTGCTACTCAACTGCTACTCAACTGTTATGAAAGGAATAACGTAATGTTAGTTGTATATACAATGAACTCATGTATCTACTGCAACAAGGCAAAATCATATCTTGAATCATGTGATATCTCTTTTGAAGAAAAGAATATTAGCACGGATAAACAAGCTAAAGATTTTTTACTTGCAGAAGGACATAAGACTATTCCACAGATATATTATAATGATAAGTTGTTAGTGGAAGGTGGAGCCAACGGTTTAATGTCATTATCAAAAGAAGAAATACAAGAAAGGATGGAGAATGAATAATAATATTAGAGTATATGACAATGTTATCCCCCCTGACTTCTGTGATAATATTGTAAACAAATTCGAAGCTAATTCGAATCAATGGCAGAGTGAGAGTTCTAGCTCATATGATTTCACTCAGATTGATATGGGTAGGCATAGGACTTCTTGGCAAGAAGAAACAGGTGAGTTGCTCAACCTACTCTTTACTTGTGTATCAAAGTATAAGGAAGATATTAATCCAATGTGGCCGAACAAGCATGGTTTTGAGTTACCTAGAATTAAACGGTATCTTCCTAATGGTACTGATGAGTTTCGCAAGCATGTTGATGTAACTGATTATAAGAATGCAAAGAGGTTTCTTGTATTCTTTGTTTATCTTACAGACAATGAGGCAGGACAGACTATTATTAATGATGATTTTGTTTCACCTTGTAGAAAGGGTAGTGTATTAATGTTTCCACCTTTATGGACACATCCTCATGCTGGTATGCAACCAGTGAATACTCCCAAGTATATTGTTGGTTCTTATCTACACTATATTTAAAAGAGCCCACCCCCCAAAAAGTTGAAAAAAGTACTTGACTTAACTGGTACTTTATGTTACACTCTAGTATAATTAAGGTAAAAGGAAATATTATATGAATGATTTTTTAAAGAAGGTGTCAATGATGAATGAGTACGGCTCTATCGTTGCTGACGGTGTTGAGGCAGGTGATGTTGAAGGGTTTATTGATACAGGTTCGTATATATTCAATGCTCTTCTATCTGGAAGTATTTACGGAGGTTTACCCAGTAACAAGATCACAGCTCTCGCCGGTGAAAGTGCCACAGGAAAGACATTCTTTCTTATGGGTATGGTTAAGAACTTCCTTGACTCCAATCCGAATGCAGGAGTTATTTATTTCGAGAGTGAAAGTGCGATTACTAAGAATATGGTGACGGATCGGGGCATTGATCCGAAGCGTATGGTAATGATGCCTGTAACTACGGTACAAGAGTTTCGCACACAGGCGATTCGAGTACTTGACTCATATCTTGAAGTACCTGAGGCTGATCGTCCACCTATGATGGTCTGTTTAGACTCTCTAGGTATGTTGAGTACTACGAAGGAAGTCGAAGATACCACAGATGGTAAAGAGACACGGGATATGACACGAGCGCAAGTGCTAAAAGCTGCGTTTAGGGTTCTGACACTTAAATCTGGCCGAGCGAAAGTTCCGATGGTGGTTACGAATCATACTTACGAGAGTATGGGATTATTTTCTACGAAAGAAATGGGTGGCGGTAGCGGTCTGAAGTATGCAGCATCGTCTATTGTCTATCTGAGTAAGAAGAAAGAGAAAGATGGTACTGAGGTGATTGGTAACATTATTCACTGCAAGAACCACAAGAGTCGATTGACTAAAGAGAATAAGATGGTTGATGTTCGACTCACCTATGATAAGGGTCTTGACAAATACTATGGTCTTCTTGAATTGGCTGTCAAGTATGAAATCTTTAAGAGTGTGTCTACGAGAATTGAATTACCAGATGGTAGTAAAACTTTCGCAAAGACAATTAATAATGATCCTGAGAAGTATTTCACTGAGGATATTATGCATCAGTTGAATATTGCAGCTGAAACTGAATTTAAATATGGAACAAGGGAAGAAACAAATGAAGAAGAAGATGATCAAAAGAGTAACGATTGAATACTTTGAAGAGTTTTTATCGTATGCAGAAGATTATGATATGCCTGGCATTGTTCCAGACACAAAAAGAATCATCAAGGTAGAAACGACAACAGAAAACTGGTGTAAAAGTAGAAAAGGTGATCCTTTGGTTTCTAAAACATTTGAGGTTATGTAATGGAGCATTCTAATTGGCATGTGCCTGGTTATGGTACAGAAGCGGCAGCGCCGTTTCTTCGTAGTCTTGTTACTTTGACTCGTCCTCAACGAATTCTTGAAATTGGCATGGGTTATACTACACCTTTTCTATTAGAAGGATTAAAGGGTAACTCTGAAGGTCTACTATGGGATTCTAATTGTGATGAAAATTACATTACTGCTCCATATAATCCTAAGTTTGTGGTTGTTGATGATCAGAGTCTTGAGGAAAACTATGAAAGGGCAAAGTCTCGTAAAGATATTTTGGATAATGAACCATTGGTTGAATTTATTGAAGGAGACTTCACTGACTTCTCTACTGTGGACAAGGTTCGTAGTAATGGACCATATGATCTAGTATGGTTTGATTGTGGTGGGCCAGAAGAGTATCAGTTCTTTGTAGACTTCTATTGGGGAATGGTAAAAGAGTATGCATTATTTCACTTTACCTATTTTCGTGGAGAACCTAACAACAATAATAATATCCTCAGCAAGATAAAAGACTATAAGTATCGCATGGATATCGTTGAACCACATAAGTTTAAGCAGGGTAGTATTACCATGTTTAGAAAAGAACTATAAGTTATAACAGGAGAAATTACCAAAATGATTGGTACAACAGTAAAATTTAAAGATGTCTATGGCTCTATTAAGTCAGGTGTGATTCAGACCATTGAATCTGACAAGTTTGATGATATTAAATGGGATGAGGTTCCTAAATATTGGTCAAAAAAGACTAAAGGCTATCGACCTGTTAAGGAAAAGGATATGACTTCCATATTCTTTGAAATTGAAGTTCAAAAACATAATGAATATATTCTATTAGGAGACATTTTAAATGAAAGTTAAAACACTAAGCACAGAACAAGAGAAAGTTGTTGCTAAAGCGATTGAAGATGGTTATGTCATGGAAGATGATGATGAAGTTGTATCTTTAAGTTATGAAGCAACTGAATATGTGGATGATCCTGAGATGGATCGATCTGGATGGAATAAACAGGAAAGTCGTGTGATTCAAAATCCTGAAACTCAAGCAGAAATGGCAGTTCCATATGGAACACCACCAAAAGATATTAAACTTCATAAAGTTCCTCTTTCAGAACTAAATGCTGAATTAATGCATCTTCGTAAAAAATTTACTGTTCGTAATGGTGGTATGCGAAGTATTCCTAAGTCAGTACGCAATCGTATAAATCGACTTGAGAAAGTTATTGGTATTAAAATGGAAGTATATAAGAGAGCACTGGAGCAATTGGAGCAAAAAAATGAGCTTAGCAGCGTTAGCCAAAACACTTAAACCATCTACTATGTTTGATAGGTCACCACTATCAAAACAATTCTCTGAAAAATTTCCTATCATCACTCTTGATCTGGAAGGTTTTGCAAACAAGTTTGTTCATGAAGACCAAGAAATGTCTTTGAATGAAAATCTTGAACGACAGATACGAGAATTAGGTGACGCTCAACATAGGAAGACAAATGTTAAAGCTTCCATGTCTGATTGGTTCATGCAAGATACCAGTAAAGGGTTTCAGTGGGTGTGTAATCGTGCAATGGAGTTGGCTGCGGAGAATAATCCGCACCAACTCGACATGATTCCGTATGATTGTTGGGGAGCAATCTACAAAGAGGGTGATTACACTATCATGCACAATCACTGGCCACACCTTTGGAGTTTTGTTTACTATGTCAACTGTCCAGAGGGGTCTGCTCCTTTAATATTTGATAGGTGTATTCATCC